ATCGCATAGAGCACAGTGCATGCAACAGAGGCGCGAGAGACTAGCACTGACTACGCAGCGTGACACTCGGTGGGTCGAGCAGGGTCACGCAGGGTAGTGGCAGGGCAGAACGAGAGCCCGAAAAAAATCCAGAATGTCCGAGTCACAGACCCCCGGGCCATGATCCACAGATTGTGTACGTCCGATGGCAACTCGATCCAGTCACAGAGCGTAGCTGCAAAATTCTGGGGGTGACGCTCCGTGGCCGGACATGGTAACACCCTGCCAAAGGATCCGGCTACTCGCCGACGCCGTAATGTCGCGCCCGCACTGGTACCGATTACACAGGATGACGTGCTGCGCGGCCCTGATCTGCCCATTGACGTGCTTCCCGATCACGAACAGTGGCATTCGCGTACCCGGGACTGGTGGCGGACGTGGCGTCGTTCGCCGCAGGCTCAGGCGTTCACGGCTACGGATTGGGACTTTCTGATCGACACGGCGTTGATGCATCACACCATGTGGCTGAAGGGCCGGTGGGAGTTCGCCAGTGAGCTCCGGCTGCGCGCGGCGAAGTTCGGCGCGACACCGGAGGACCGGCTGCGGTTGCGGATGCAGGTCACCGCGCCGGATGTGCAGCCCGACACGGCGAAGCCGGAGAGCCGTTACGGGCACCTTCGGTCTGTGAAGCCGGCGTAATGCCGTGGCGCGGCCCGAAGTACGAGGATGATTTTCCGTCGCTGGGCTGGCGGCTGCTGGACTGGTTTTCGACCTATCTGGCTAATCCGCGGGACGAGACCCAGCCGCTGATCTTCACCGATGAGCAGGCGTGGACGCTGGTCGAGTGGTACGCCATTCACCCGGTGACCGGCCAATATGTGCATCGCCGTGGTGCTTCCCGCCGGTCGAAGGGCCGGGGGAAGTCGCCGGTGGAGGCGGCTAAGGCGATCGCCGAGCTCGTCGGGGATGTCCGGCCGGACGGTTGGGACTCCGACGGTGAGCCGGTCGGTCGGCCGTGGGGGACGAAGGGCGACCCGACACCGTGGGTACAGATCGCCGCCGTGTCGGAGGATCAGACCGAGAACACGTATGCGGCGATCTATGAGTTCCTGACCGCGAACGACGGGCGCGCGTCGGACGATCTGCGCATCGACACCGGCCTGACCAGGTGCTATCTGCGGGACCGCCCGGGCAAGTTGGAGCCGGTTACCGCGTCGGCGGGCACCCGGGAGGGTCAGCGGGTCACCTACGGCGTGTTGGACGAGACGCATCTGTGGACGCCGAGCAACGGCGGTAAGCGCCTGGCCCGTACGATCCGCCGGAATGTGGCGAAGATGGGCGGCCGGACGTATGAGACCACCAACGCGTTCGTTCCGGGCGAGGATTCGGTCGCTGAGGGCACTGACAAGGCCGTTTCTGAGGGCGCGGCGGGCATTTTCTACGACGCAGTGGAGGCCCCGCCGGTCAAGCCGGAGGACTCCGACGAGACGTTGAGGGCGGCGCTGCGGGTCGCCTACGGGGACGCGTGGTGGATCGATTTGGACCGGATTGTGGCCGAAATCCGGGATCCGGAGACCACCTGGGAGGATTCGGAGCGGTTCTACTTCAACCACAACGTTGATGACCGGCGTAAAGCGGTCGAGATGAGGCGGTGGGGCGACTCCGCGATAGCCCGGCCGGACATTGTGGTGCCGGCCGGCGCGTATGTGGGGCTCGGCTTCGACGGGTCGATTTCCGACGACTGCACGGCGCTGATCGGCTGCACCCTGATCGACGGTAGGCCGCACACGTTCGAGATCGAGGTCTGGCAGCGTCCCAACCACTTCGCTACGCCGGCTGAGGCGCGGGCGTGGCGGATACCGCGGCGGGAGATCCGGGACCGGGTCGCCGAGGTCTTCGGTTACTACACGGTCGGGCTGATGTTGTGTGACCCGGCGAAGTGGCAGACGGAGATCGAGTTCTGGGTCGACGAGTACGGCGAGGACCAGGTCGTTCTGTTCGACACCAACCAGCCGACCCGGATGTGGCGGGCCTGCGACCGGTTCTCCACCGCGCTGGCTGAGGGCGCCTACACCCACGACGGGTCGTCGGTGCTGTCGGCGCACGTGCTGGCTCTGCACAAACGCAAGGTCCGGGTCCGCGACGCCGACGACGACGGCCGGACCAAATACGTGTTCGTCAAAGGCCCGAACAAGGACAAGATCGACGCCGGGATCGGCGCGGTTCTCGCGCTCGAGGCCGCGATGACGATGCCGGAACTTCGTCGAGCACCGTTGCCGCCGTCCTTCGTCCCGCACGACACCAAGGGCTCCTACTCGGAGACTTCAGACCTCATGACGGTCGGATTCTGATCGGGGGTGGCTATGGCTACACCTCTGGCCCCCACGGTCGAAATCGGCTACGTCGCCCAGACCTACTCCGGCGGCTACGGCGGTTGGTGGCAGTACGACCCGGACGAGACCACCCCGGAGTTGCAGTGGCCGCAGTCCGTGACCGTCTACGACGCGATGCGGCGCACCGACGCCCAGGTCGGTTCGGTACTGGAGGCGGTCACCCGTCCCGTGCTGCGCACCCCGTGGCGGATCGACCCGGCCGGGGCCCGGGATGAGGTTGTCGAGTTCGTCGCCGACGATCTTGGCCTGCCGATCGTCGGTCAGAACCCGGACCCGCCGCTGCGGACGAAGGACCGGTTCAGCTGGTTGGAGCATCTGGAACTGGCGCTGCTGATGCTGCCCTACGGGCACAGTTTCTTCGAGCAGACCTACCGTGTCACGAAGGACGGGGACCGGGCGCATCTGGGCAAACTTTCGCCGCGGATGCCACGCACGATCGAGCGGGTCGACGTGGCCCGCGACGGCGGTCTGGTGTCGATCACCCAGCTCGGCACGATGGACCAGCGGGGGCCGCAGAAGCCGATCCCGGTCAACCGGCTGGTCGCCTACGTCTACAAGCGTGAGGGCGCGAACTGGCTCGGACGTAGCATTCTACGACAGGCCTACAAAAATTGGTTGATTAAGGACAGATTGCTACGCGTTCAGGCGCAGACGATCGAACGCAACGGGATGGGCATCCCGCTGTATGAGGACGCGGAGGGCGCCACCCCGGAGCAGCACGACGTCGGTTTGGCCATGGCCAAGGCGTGGCGTGCCGGCGAGGCCGCCGGCTCGGCTATCCCGTTCGGGGCGAAGCTGCGTCTCGTCGGGGTTGAGGGCGAGCTACCGGACGCGCTGCCGGCCATCAAATACCACGACGAGCAGATAGCCCGTGCGGTCCTCGCCCACTTCCTGAACCTGGACAACCAGAGCCACGGTAGTTACGCGCTCGGCGCGTCGTTCATGGATTTCTTCACCTTGTCCCTGCAGACACTCGCCCAGTCGGTTGCCGACGTTGCCAGCATGCACGTCGTCGAGGATCTGGTTGACGTCAACTGGGGTCCGTCCGAACCGGCGCCGCGGATCGTGTTCGACGAGATCGGCTCCCGGCAGGCGGCGACAGCGCAGTCGATCAAGTCGCTGATCGACGCGGGTGTGATCGAGCCGGATGAGGTGTTGGAGCAGTCGACGCGCCAGCAGTACGGGCTGCCGCCGAAGGATCCGGACACGGTTCGTACGGGTGACGAGGGTTACCCAGGTGATGGTGACCCAAAAGCTTTGGCCCCTCCGGGGGCGCTGACGACGACGAGCTCGCCGCCGCTATCGACGCCTACCGGCAGGGTTGAGGCGGCCGGCAAGTTCAACCCGCTGCTGCACCCGCGCGACACGGAGGGCCAGTTCCGCAACACGTTCACCCGGATCATTCATGGGTTGCGGAAGTGGGCCGCGGCGGGCGGTAAGGGCGAACCTTTCGAGGGGTTTAAGCGGGAGCAGATCCGGCGGGCGGGGATAAAGAATCTCGGTTTGACGTTCCCGAAGGGCGCGTCGCAGAAGGAGATTGAGGACGCGTTCCTGCATCACGTGCGTAAGGGTCTCGGCGGCAAGTCGACGCCGGTGAAGAAGGCCGCGCCGCCGAAGCCCGCCGTGAAGAAGGCCACACCGAAGGCGCCGGCTAAGAAGACAACGCCCGCGAAGAAGGCGCCAGCGAAGAAGGCCGTCAAGAAGGTCGCACCCAAGGCACCCGCTGGTCCGAAGCCGTTGACGCCGGCGGCGGTGTTTGACTTAAGCGGCGAGCTTCCCGAACCGGGGCAACCATTCGCCTTCGCGGTCGACGTGGACGGCTCCACCTACCTGCTCTCGTCGCATGGGCCCGGCAAGGTTCAGCTGTTTATCTCGGATTCGGACGGCAACCAAGTCGACATCGTCACCGACGTCCTCGACCAGCAGGTTTTCAACGCCGCGTACGCCGATCTGGAGTGGCACCGGCTCGAGGACGCGTCGATGCTGCAGGTGTGGGAGTTCGCGAAGCACGCTGCGCCTAAGAAGGCCGCGCCGAGTAAGGCAGAGCTTCCGGCCGGGTCGGTGATGGACACTGACCAACTGTGGGCCGCAATGAAGAAGGCGAACTCTTCGTCGGGGCCTATCGCGTACTCGTTCGACCCGACGTTCGGGACCGATCTGCGCTTCCGTGTCGATCAGGACGGCATGCCGGTTGTCGAGGCCAAGGGCGGCGGACTCTTGGGTGACTGGACGCCGTACACGGCGCCGACGAAGAAGGAGCACCTGGCTCAGACCGAGGACACGTGGACCTGGTATAAGGCGAACGATGACGGGTCGATGCCCGATTCGGCCACGATGCACTCCGCGGCGGACAGCATCTCGGCACCGGCGAACGCGCCCCCGGGTGCGGTCATCCTCAAGCCATCGACCGGGAAGTTTGAGATCCTCGACGATCCGGGCAAGTCTGGTGATGGGTACTCCTCGGCCGGACACTGGGGTAAGTACGGGGCGGCCGGCGCGCTCATCCGCGTCGTGCCGAAGACGGAGACGCTACCGCGATTCCTCCTGATTCAACGCAACCCCGACTTCGTGAGCACTCAGGGCGGCATGTGGCAGCTTCCCGGTGGCGCGAAGAACGAGAACGAGGACGCCTATCAGGGCGCTGCGCGCGAGATCGCCGAAGAGGTCAAGGCGGATAAGGCGTGGGTTGAGGCGCTGACCCCGCGCGGTGAGTCCACGTACGAAGACGACAAGGATGGTTGGCAGTACACCACGATCGCCGCCGACGGGGACAAGCTCATCGTTCCGGATGTGGATGGCCAGGAGACTTCAGCGGCGAAGTGGGTGACCCGGGCTGAGATCGAGACGATGATTCACGACGGCGAGATTGTGGATCACCTGGACACGTCGATCCTCGGCATCATCGACTCGATGGACACGCACGGGGCATTGAAGGCTGCGAAGAAGGCCGTACCGGCGAAGCCTAGTGCGGGTGCCCCCGACAACGTCGGCAAGAGCAGCGCGATCATGGTTTCCGACGTGTGGGACTCGTTGTCAGTCAAGAGGGGGCTGGCGCTGTCGCCGAACCCGCCACCGTCGCACAAGCTCCCGGCCGCGTACGCGAGAACCCCAGGCGGCACGGTCCTGCGGATCCGCAAGAAGCCCGGCCCCGCCGGTACGTTCCACATCCAGTTCCAATCCGACTCCGGTCAGTGGGTCCACCACTCCGACGTGCCTGACAAGGCGTCGCTGCTGTCGTTCACAACCTCCAACGGGCTCGACTGGCACGCGGCGCAGCCCAACGGGAAGATGCCGGACGACCTGGTGAACCAGCCGAAGGCGAAGGACCCCGGCGAGCTGGACGTCGACACAGTGTGGACCGACCTCCAGGCCAAGAAGACGGCCGGCGACGCCAACGCCGCGTCCGAGAACCAGCGCCCGGTGGCGTACGCGCGCAATTCGGCCGAAGGTGTGAACTTCCGGATCCGCAAGACGAGCGGCGGCGGTTTCGTCATCGAGAAGACGAGCGCCGGACCTGCTGGAACATCCGACTGGGCGACCAATAAGGGCAACTCGGGGAGCTGGAGCACCTGGCACACCGTGTCCGACAAGGCCGACTTGCAGTCGTTCACGCAGGCCAACTCGCTCACCTGGCACAAGGCCACCCCGGCGGGCGACATGCCTGACTCGGTGAAGAACGCCGAGGCGAAGAGTGCCTTGGACCATCTTGCCGGCGCGCCTAAGGTCACCAAGCCGAAGATGAGCGCGGCCGAGAAGAAGATCCTGGTCGGCGACTTTTCCGAACTCAAGCAGGTCAGCGGGGCCAAAGGCTCCAACCCCGGCGGCATCTATGAGGCCCCCGACGGGACACGCTGGTACGTCAAACAGCAGAAGTCGACCGAGCACGGGCAGAACGAGGCCCTCGCCGCGGCCCTGTACGAGGCGGCCGGCATCGACGTCCCCCACGTCGTTCGCGGCAGCGGCACCCCCGGCCTGGAAGGTGGTGGGCACACCGCTACGAAGATGGTCGAGGGCGCGACCTCCGACCTGGAGCAGAAGCTTGTCTACGGCGACCCCGCCTACCTGCGCACGCTCCACAGCGGGTACGCGGTCGATGCCTGGGTGGCGAACTGGGACGTGGCGGGCCTCACCTTCGACAACGTGGTGACCGGGGCGGATGACAAACCGCACCGCATCGACGTGGGCGGCTCGCTGCTGTTCCGGGCGCAGGGCGGTGAGAAAGGGACGGCGTTCGGTCCGAGTGTTGGCGAGTGGGACAGTCTGCGCGACGCCGGATCGGGGCCGCAGGCCGCGAAGACGTTCGCGGGGATCACCACGAAAGAACTTCTCGACTCCGCCGACCGGGTCAAGGCCATCACCCCGGCGAAGATCCGCAGCATTGTCAAGGCCCACGGCCTGGACCCGTCCGTTGCGGACACTCTGATCGCCCGCCGCGCGGACCTGCTGTCCCGGGCGGCGCATGAGGCCGAGGTCCACCCCGTGCCGCCGCTCGAGGGCGACGACGCCAAATCGGCGGCGCCGCTCAACCAGGGCAACGTGAAGCAGGAGTTGCAGAAGGCCGGCCTTGCGCAGACCGTGGCGGACCGGATCAAGCATCTGCTCGACCTGTACCAGGACGGGCACTACCGGGAGATGAACGACGCGCTCTACAAGGCGGGGCTTCGCAAGAACAGCGCACATTACGAGCCGCTGTCCGCGGGTAAGGCGGACGAGGTGGCCGCCATGGACGAGGGGTTCAAACGCTCCCGGCTGACCGCCGACATCATCGTCTACCGCGGCACGAGCACCCAGAACGCGAAGCTCCTCTTCGGCAAGAAGTGGAGCCCCCACGGTGGCATGGAAGGCGCGACGTGGACCGGTCACGGGTTTGCGTCGTCGTCGACCGCGAGGTCTGTCGCCGAGGACTTCGCGAAGGGCAGCGGCAGCGGCGGCGTGGTCTTCAGGATCCGGGTTCCGAAGGGCACCCGGGCCATCGACATGCAGACCGGCGGCGGCTACGGCAGTGAGCGCGAGATGCTATTGACCCGTGGGCTAAAATACAAGGTGACGAAGGATCTCGGCATGTCGTCCGGGTATCCAAGCGTCCGAGTGTTGGAGGTGGAGGTAGTGAGCCCGGTTCGCGCGCAAACCGTTATCGAACTTCTTGCGCTGGCCAAGCAGCGCGGCATCTCTATCCCCAGCGGCGC